TCATAAGAAGTATTTGCAGTTATTGGCTTGATTAATTATATATAGAGACAAATGGGCTGATTGTAGTGAACTTCATAAGAAGTTTACTACATGGACTATAGGATTCTACTAGAAAATAATTCAGAAAGATGTCACTCATTTCGTTTGAATTTGACGACAATGGAAGGGAAAGAGCTGTCTCTGGCTTTAGGCCTGTGGAGGCCTACCAGGCGTTTATCACTGCTCATGAACAAGACCTTACTTTCGATTCTATTAGGGTCTTCTTTTTGCGTGCAAGAGAAGCTAAAAGTAAATTACGTGGAGCAGACGGAGCAAACATACTGCTTACATTTGGAACTTGGAGAGTCAAAGTTGTTAATAACCATAACCCAAAATTTGCAAGAAGCGACATTGAATCAAGTGCCCTTACTATCACGAGAATCTCAGGATTCCTGGCAAAATACTGTCTAGATATTATGAATGGCAGTGATGAGGAAACTAAAGCTCTCTGCAAATCTAGAGTACTAAACCCTATTGCAGAAGCAAGGGGAATAACTTGGGATACTGCAGGTCCTCAGGTTTATTTAGCCTTTGCCCCAGGGACAGAAATGTTCTTGGACGACTTTAAGTTCCTGCCACTGGCAATAGCCATATATAGAGTCCAGCAGAAAGAAATGGACCCATCCTTCCTTCAGAAAGTACTAAGGCAGTACTACGGGACATTAAGCTCTGAGGAATGGATGAAGCAGAAGAAGAAACTAGTGAAGGAAGCAGTAGCTAGAGTATCCAAACTGCCATGGGGTCAAAAAGGACTAAGTGGCCCTGCCAAAGATTTCCTAAAGGAGTTTGGCATTAAAGTGTAATCTCAGTATGTAACCATTAATCTCCCTATAGGACATAGGTTTATAAGTTTAAGTTAGTAATAAGCTTTAGTGTAAAATAGGGAAGTTTTAGATAAGGTTTTGGGGTTTATAGGGCTATAATTTGCAAATTATTGTATATATTTTAATTTAGAATCATTAATCATTGTAAATAATAAATTAGGGTTAGGGAAATAAGCTGCTAAATAAATGGGTTGGGTGGTTGGGGAAATATTGAGGTAGCTTAAAGAAACATGGGTTGGGTGGTTGGGGAA